CTAATTTAGCTAATGCTATGTTAGGCGCTGCAAAAGCTCCAAGTGCAGAATTAATGTTTGTATTTGCTGCTTCAGTAAGAGATAGCGGTGTACGTGTAACGTGGTATTGTCTGATTTGATTTAAAAATCTCTCATTAAGTTGGTCTGTAGTAACGCCATTTGATTGTTCATCGCTTCCACAGTCTTTAACACCTAAAAATCCTTGTATTGTTCTCGTACTACTTGATTCTCTGTATTTTTTCTGTAAAAGATCTACTAATTGTATTTGACCCTCAACGTTTATTTCATAATAAATATCTTCAATACGCTGGAGATTAGAATTTTCAGTATCTCTAGGGTTATAACCCGGTGTTTGATTTAAATTAGTAAAATAACTACTATATTCAGCAGTTTCAGGCACATAATCAACAACTTCAGTAGTATAAGTCGTTTGTGAAAATACGTTATGAGTGTAATATGGTATATCTGTTATTAGATTAGCAGAATGAGGTACTGTAGGATCAGCTATTAAATTATCTTGCTGATCATCTGATACTTTTTGAAGATTATATGTATTAGCTTTGAATAGGCTTGTTGTTTCATTACTAAACGAAAGATTAAATATGTTAGTATCGGGAGAGAGCTTCATTTCTAAGATAGGTGGAACGGGATCCGGTGCACCATAGTTGTTAGGTATGTCGAAAACAGGAGAGACTGAATCTGTATAAGCTGTATTTGTCAAAGTTCCAAAGCTATCAGAAGGAAAAGCAAACATATTATCAAAATTAAAGAGATCGTTTTCACCATCCGGTGTAAGAAATAATTCAATTTGAGATTTTATTTCTGTTGGTGAACTATAATATTGTTTGAACCAGAAAAACGTTTCATCATTATTTAAATCTTTTAAACTAGTATTTAAACTGCTATAAAATTTAGTTTGCTCTGTGATGGGATTAGGCGATGTCTTAGTTTTATTATATTGGATAGCTGTTTCTACGGTCTTATTTAAACTACCCGGCACAGGTTGATTAGGTAGCGTGGGCTTTGGAAACGCACTGCTAGTTGGTAAATATTCTGTCGGTACTCTTTCAGGCCTAATTTCCCAATGAGGTCTATCGTTAGCTAGTCCGCTAAAATTAAACCTATTCGCATTGCTTTTTAACCACTGTAATGTTCTTGGGTCACTATTTACATCTAGATCAATCGCAAATCCAAGACCGTGATTACTCAGTCCTGGAGCTGCTGCAGGGAGACCACCACTTTGACCGCGTTTAAACTTATCATATAATGCCTGTTGCTTCTCCCAATCACGGTAACCTGAAATTATTTTCAAAGAAATACCATCAGCTGCAGCTGCAGCTTGCATTTGCTGAAATTGATTTGCAACATACGGATTGAGATAATATCCACCTTCAACTTGCACTAGCTGCAATCTATCTCCTTTATTGAGCCTGGCATTTAATGCAGCTAGACCCTTTCTCCCGCTGTTACTAGCACCTAAATCACCACCACTTTGTGTATTACCACCAATTGCTTCAATAAATCTAGTGTTACGCGAAACAAGCGCCATATTTTTTGATGGTGCAACCTGTGCTAAATTAGGATAACTTGTTCTTGTATTTGTTTTTGTTTTAGCTGCCATTATCTAGACCCCGTAATTAGTTGAAGGTTATCATAACTGTAAGTTTTTATACATCTTATTTCGTTAAAGTATTCGTTGCCCTGAAAAATATGTTTTACTTCCACTATAAAATATACGCCTAGTATTTTACTATCAAAATCGCTAAAAGAAAACGCGTTATCTCGATTTATTCCTATAAACGAACCAGCTATTCTATGTGTAGATCCTGGGACTTTAAAAAGCAATGTATTGTTTAAGAAAATATTATTATATAAAGCTCTATTTCGACCGGATGAAAATCTTTGAGTGCTGTCTTTTATAATAGTAAAAACATTTTTTACGTTTTTTTGCTGCATTCTATATTGACCTGGAAAGAAATTAGGATATGCGCCAGCGAAGCTTACCGGATTAAACGGTTGCACGTAATTAGCATCATATGCACACAGTGTGCTTTGTATACTGTGTTGATTTTGTTCTACAGTAAACTGTTTTTCATCATTATTGTAGCTATGTACTAATACAGATACAAGATCTTGCTGTGAATGTGCGCCAGGCATAGGATCATAATTAAAATTATTAATCGTTCCATATTTATCTAGAAACATGGCATCAGGAGGCGTGAAAGAAACATTTTCAATTGTAAATTCGTTATTAACGTCTGAATAAACGCCGAGTTTAAACGTTTCAAGATAACTACTTCCTACTTGCGGGGTACTACTATTAGCTTCTGTATTTAAAGCTTTTTTAAAAATATCTCGTAAACTTTCTAGATTAAAAACTGAAGTATTTCTCTCTACACGCAAAAATGCTTGATCATAATTATTATCAGAATTAGATACATGTCTGGATAAAAGATATTCCAGGCAATCTGCTCCTTTATACCCTGCAGGAGAAGAAAAAAAGACTTTTGTAGCTCCTTGATCAAATATATCACCAATTGTAATAGGCCAGCCGTCTTCTTCATTGAAAAATTCAGTTAAAAATGACTTAATAGCTTCACCAGTATATATACTTCTATTACTATCGTCAGAATTACTTACATCCTCTGAATCTGTATAATTTGCAGTAGAAAAGTAAGAGTTTTTTTCTCTTAAAAGCTCATAATACATATCCCAAAAATAAAGCTTTTTAAACTTTTGACCGGGTGCAGATCCGGGTATTTCTTCCGTATTGTTTATACTAAAAGTAAATGACATTTTAAAGAAATTTTCAGCTTCTTTATCTGTTGTATTAAAATTAAAATCTGAATCTTCGGATAATACTGGCATAATATCTACAACAAGTAAATCTCTTGAATCGCCTTTAAAAATAAATCCTTTTTTAGGTGAAACAGTATTAATAGTAGAATTTGCAGCAATACTTTGCTGTGTTTCAAAATCTACCATACGTTCTGCGGCATCAAAAGTATTGTCTATTATTATATAACCGTAATGATAAAAATTTGTAAAATTATCGATTAAAACCAGACTATTGATAGCCCCCATTTTAAGCTGTTGATAGCGACCATCCGAGGTAAATAAGCCTATATTAAACCTGTAAGGGTTATTATTAATAATATTAATAAATTCCTTAGGGTCTTGCGCAGGAGAATCAGTATTTTGAGTAGTTACTATTGCCATATCACTTTAAAGCACTTCTAATTTCGTTTAAAACAGCGTTAACAGATTCAGGTTTTATAAGCTTAATAAGCTTTCCTTGTTCAGGGAATTTAATAGGATTATATACTTTATTAGTAAGACATATTAACCACCATAAATCTATCGTTTTATATGCGTTATAGCTAATAATGGTCCAAGGCATTTTTTGTGATACTAATTGATAATAAATATATTCTTCGCTAATATTGTCAGGTAGGTATACAGATTGTATGAGATTATAGTAATATTGGTTAGCATCTGTTGCATAAAGCTTAAAGATGTTCTCGTATCTTGTAGTCTTAAGACTTGGTAAATCAGTAACATTATTTTGAAAAACGCCATTCATTTAAATATTTATACGGTTAATAAGATATTGTCAAGGTGTCGGTAATCCTGGAGCAGTTGCATTGGTATCAAGCGGATTTTGGCCTGCAGCAGAACTATTAGCAGCTGCTTCTCGTAAGAACGGATTTAATACATCGTTAATACCTGCACCTAAAGTATTTGTAGTGACAATATTGTTTTTATTTAAAACAGAATACATAAAATTCTTTGATTCAGGAAGTAGACTTTTAACTGTTATTCTGATATTATATGCATCTGGTACAATTGTGGTTACGTTTCTCGGTGTTGCGACATTACTGAACCCTCTAACTACTGTTTCGAGGGTTTGTTGTGGGTTAAGTGTCGGGCCTGCTACGGGTATTGATGCATCTACATTTAAACTGTCAGTTACTGATAGTCCGAAAGATAATTCTCGACGCGATCCTTGAAATTCAACAGCAAGATCTGAAATATAGCAAAACGGTAAAAACTTTACCCCGGGTATTTCGACTTGATATATTACCGGTGGGTCAATAACTGATACATTCTTTCTAGAAGGCTTGTTATTATATAGGATAAGAAATAATAATTCCCAGTTTCTAATAACATCATCAAATGATGCAGATCCTGTATTTATTAGAGGAAAAGAAAATGAAAAAGAATCGCCTTCCGTTGGGTAATTATAGAATTTAGCTTTTTCAACAAAAGTAATTTGAGTAGGGTTATTAAGTACAGACAGCATTGCAGCCCAATCGGTAACCATATTAGCTCCTTGCTGTAATAACCCGAGAAATGCACCGCCGCCCGTATCATTGGAAAAGGTGTTAGCTTGTGAGTTATTATAATTGGTAAAATAAGGCATTATAAACTGCCACCCAGTAGGCTCGGTAATGTAAAGGTTTTGATAGGGTAATAAATAGGGATTATTTTCATACACATCATTGGTGTCTTGAAACCCGGGTATAGAATTATAGTAATCACGAACCGCTTGACCAGCATCAGAGTTTACTGCAGCGCTATAAGTCTTACTTATAAAAGAATTTAAACCTTTTGAGATATTGTTAGGGAGCTTATTAATTAATGCTTGTCCGTTTGATTTAACCACGCCGAAAGAGTATTTTAATTGAGATATTAGTGCATTAGATTTTAATCTCTTTTCTGTTAAAATGATACGCGGGACTTCTTGCCTGGACTCCTTTAATTTAGAATATGTCCAATAGAAATCATTTACAACATTGACAACTCCTCCGTTAGAAGTATTGCTATTAGTACCGATCCCTGATCCTATGGGTGTATTTGAAGGAGATATTAGTACTGGTGGCTCTACGTCTACTGAATTATCTTTTTTAAAGTTTACGTAATTCTTTGTTCTTGAAATAGAGAAGACGTGCTGCATATATATACTTAATTAAAATCTCGTCAAATGAGACATGTCTTTTCTAAAATCAAGATTTGAGGAAGATTTCTCATTAAAGACTAAATTACTAGATGAATTATTAACAAGGACATTAGATTTTTGTTCTTTATCCTTAATTGCTGCTAGTAAATTCATATTTTCATTCATTAACTTCATTTCATTCTGTTGCATCATTGATGTGCTTTTAGCGTAAGATTCAAAGCTCTTTCTCAATTCTGTAACAACACCAGTTAATTGTTTAATAGAATTATTTGTCATTTCGTCTCTACGACCTATTATTTTATCAATCGGACCGCCTTTTTTTAGAGCTACTAATTCATCGTTCTTATCAAACGAATAAGATTGCCCGTTAGAAAACAGAGTTCTATCTTTAGTATCATATAAATCACCTACCGGTTTTTTCTTTTGCTTGGACGCATTTATTTTTGCTACAGCTCTATCGTAATCACTTGTATCCTCTTTAGGACTCATTCCAAATAAACTTTTAATTTTATTCCATAGGAAATTCCAGAGCTCTGCAATTGTATCAGATAGTGAATTGTCTTTAAAGAAATCAGTAATTGCTTTACCCCATTCTTTACTAAAGAATCCGACCGCCCAGCCAATTGCTTGACCGAGAGCATCGCCCAAAAGCTCAGGTAATAATGCCAAAGAACGTAAGACTGATTCCACAACATTACCGGATTTCCATGCTTTCATAATTTTGTCTGTATATTCCTTAACCACTTTAAAATTAACAAGACCAAAAGTAATGAATTTTAAGAACCCGCCTAAAACACCATCAAAAACTGCTTTAAGATTAGCACCTTGTTCCATAACTGATTTAAAAGTCTCCGTTGCCACATCAATTAATGCAAAAATCCAGAAAAATGCCTTTTCTGCAAGTCTAAAAACTGGACTTTCAACTATAAACTTGAATGCATTATTAAAAACTCCTAAAAAAGGCTCAAATAATTTAAAGATACCTTCTGCCCAGCCGAATAATGTATCTTTTACTGCACGTACCTTACTCAAAATCATACCAATTATACCTTCTTCTTTAAAAACGTTACCTATACTTCTTATAAACCCACCAATTATACCTTCTTCTGCAAAAAGACCTTTAAATCCTGCCCATAATTTACCAATTGTACCTTCTTCTGCAAAAAAACTCTTTATGTTACCGAATATTTTACCTAATACTCCCTCTTCTGAAAAAAGTGCTCGTATTCTTTTGACCACACCGCCAATAACGCCTTCTTCAGCAAATAACCCCTCCATGCTCTTAATAATTTTACCTATGGCGCCCTCTTCAGTAAATAGAGCTTTGAACCGCCTGTATGTGCTACCGATTATACCTTCTTCTGCAAAAAGTCCTTTAATCCATTTCCATAACCTACCAAAAATACCATCTTCTTTAAATGCACCGGTTATTTTGAGAAACCAATCTCCTGCCCCCACCTTTAAGACTTCCCACCAACCCTTGAAGCTGGAAAAAATAGTTTTTAGAACTGTATAGAAATTTTTTATGTATCCATATAAGAATTTTACAAGCCCTGAGATTAGACCAGCAATTACAGTACCAACAAACAGCCAGGGAAAGGGTTTTTTCTCTTCTTTTTTTGTTTCAACAGCAAAAGATGTGGTGCCTTTTAGAACTTTAGCAATTTCTTTTTTCCCATCCACTGTAATGCCATCAATTACTATGGGCACTGCTTGATACGTTTTTTGCTTTTGTTTTAATCTTCTAATTTTCTCTTGATCTTTATCTTGATTAGAGAAAGTATTTTTTACAGCATCAAACCAGGACGCTTTTTCATCACCATTATCTGTTTTTTTATTTTTAGAGAGAAAAGCGACGACAATATCCAATTTGTTACTGATGTCAAGTATATTGCTTTCCAGAGCATTCTCGTTCATTAATAATATTTAACAATTTCTACTGTTTAAACAGTAAAAAGCGTAGGGTCAACACTGACATCAACTACATTATCATTATGCGTAAAGTATTTTCTCTCAAACAGTTTCACCCTATTAATATAGTCTAATAGCTTTGTATTAACTGTTAAAGGTAGTTTTTCTATTAGTTGCACTTTTTGAAGCACAGTTAATTCATCAAAATTTATATCGGTTACAGCACCGTTATCGACAATGGTAAGCTTATCTATATACTTGACTAATTCATTAATATAAATCTCACCAACAACCTCTTTGGGTAGATCATCGTTATCAGGTAAAGGTAGTAATTTTTTCTTTGTTTCAATATTGACTATACTATCACGAATAAAAGTGGGTATAGAAAGCGTGAGTTTAATATTATCTTCACTAATTTCAGCTGTCTTTAACTCTACGGGGAGAGGAATATTATTAGTGAGTACAAATGTGAGATCTTGCTTATTTTCGTCTTTTCCGTAAATCGGTGATAGAGATAAAACGCGCAAGCATGCAGCTATATAGCTGCGATCAGTTAGTAAAAATTCTACTTTTTCTTGACAATTTTCTTTTAAAATCGAATTTAATAAAAGCGAGAAAGATAAACCTGCAGATGTTTTTTCTAATGCGCTTTTTACAGCATCTTTCTGTTGCTTGGTGTTAAGTCCTTTAAATTTAACCTTACGATTCAGAGAGGGTACAAATATTTCGTAACTTTTAGTAAGACTATCTAATGAATTAAGGGCGCTGGATAATTTCTCCATAAAGCTATTTATTTACAGCTAACGGGTTTTCAAGCCCTTTGGTTTGCTCTTCTTTTAAGCTCTTTATCTCTGTCTCATATATATTAACTAAAACTAAATTTTCGGCCAACGTATTTTTGTCGATATATTCAGGACTGTAAAATATTTTACTTACTAAAACATATTGAAGCTCGATAATGCTTTTTAAATTAGCAGTAAAAAGCGCTTTTAAAATCTCCAAAAGCGAAAGGTTATAGGGAGATAATGAAATTTTAGTATCTTGTTGTATGCCAATATCTAAAATTAAAGATCTAAATTCTTCAGTCATTTTATCGCTAAATTTCTTTAGGTGGGTCATTACTTCTGCGGGCAGCATTTCTAATAAATCGTTTCTGTTTGGTGGATATACAATTTCTTTCTTATTAAAAAAGACTTTTGAAATGGAATCATGAAGAACGTCAAAAATCGTTTCAAAATTTAATACTTTTGGTAATGTCAATTGTATATCCAGATTATCTATAGTAATTGTTTCAGTAAAGTCTGTCTTAAAATCAATACACTTTTGTAAAAAGGGTAATATAGATGCTTTATTGTTGGTTATACCGCTTTTAAACTCAATATCAGGAGAAATGCATATACAACGCAATAAGAGAAGTGCGCAAAATTTATCGAAACTTGTAAAACTATTAAAATCTTCACTATCAACAAGACATTCTTTAAGAATCCCATCAAAATAATCTGCAATATGCTGATTGTTGTTGTTAATTAAAAATTTATTAATGGTCTTGTAATGTGCGAAAGATAATTCTCTTATCTTGACATTTCTTTTTTGTGTAGGTATGTAAAAATTTATGTAAAATGACATTATAAAAAGCCTAAGGGATTAATACTACCAATTCCGTTCTGGAAGCTTGTAACCCTTGGAATAGATCCATTGCTTATTCTATTCACAATATCAGCAATAGGCAAGTAAAGATTGTTTTCAACAGTATAATTGGAGTATGTCCAGCGAGTTTGATATGTTATAAGTCTCTCATCAGTATAATCTAAGGACTGTTCGCTGACTTGATAGGGCATACAATTAAAAAAGCTGAATACTTTTCTAGGTATCATGGAGATACCGTTAAAAGTACGGGTATATTGTAACAGAGTCATATTTACTTTCATATTACGAAAATCTTTTTTACCATTAACGTCGCCAGGACGTGCAGTCATTCCAAAATGTGACCCCAGAATGACCCAAGGGCGGATAACGAAGTCGATAAAGGATGTATTTGTTTCTTTAAAATCAATTACAAGGGAAGGTGGTTCTGTATTTCTCCCACCCCCGAGTATACCGGGTAAAAATCCGCGATTATTATCAACGGAAGCGCTTTTAATATCAAATTGTTCTGTTGGAATTGTAATTTCATGAGCGAACAAGCATCCCACAATTTTTTGAAGCGGAAAACTCTTTAATATATTAACTGCTGTATCTACATTAAACCCTTTTTTACTTCCATCTACTCGTTCTAAGCCTTGTAATATGCTTGTTCTAATTGCCGGTGGGTATCTATCAATAACTATAACCCACTGCGTAGAATTAGGAATCGCTGTAAACCAAGACTCCATTTGTACAAGAAAATAGTCGCGAGGACTAATTAAAGGTACACCGGGAATATTAAATCCAAATAAGCTGGATACTTGTGGAGCAAACGCGGGGTTGGTACCATCTACCAATCCAGTAAAATTATTACCTAAGGAATTAAGAGCATCAGTGAACGGATTATTCACTTAATTATTTAATGGAGCGTCTAAATTATCCGATGTTACGCCAGTAATGATATGATACAGTAGCAGTAAATTCGATTGTTTCGCCGGTACCGGTAGCAATATTGTATTGAATAGGGCCAACGTTTCTTACAGAAACGCCTACTAATTGATACTGTGCAATTTTATTAAGTTGATTGTCGAGCTGTACGAGGTCAATGATAGCTGTTTGTTTTGGTGCAAAGTAATTTCCGGTTGATGTACCGTCGTTAAAGATATCCTGTGACCACTGTTCAAATTTTTGACGGATTTGTGAATTTGCATCTGCATAGAATGTTAAATCATAAGCATCGCTACCAGGATACTGTGATACACCGGGAAGATTGAAGTTTAAACCCATATAAGGTACTTCTACATTTTTAATAGAACGGGCAGGTAGAGTAGCAGTCTTTACGTAAACGAGGTCATCTTGATCAAATGTAACGGTACTTGCGCCGCCAGTATTAATTGATAATACTCTGAAGTTAAAATCACGCGCAAACTCACGATTTGATGCTACTCTGTAGAAGTCGGTAATAAGTTGATTTACGTCTGCCATAAAATTATTTATCCGTTAGGTTACAATCTCCTGGAAAGTTGTACCTGTTCTTGTGCAGTAAAAATTACAGAGGATATACTCTGCGGCTCTTACTGGCTTGACATAGATATCAACGACTATTGTATTATCATCGATGACAGCTGGTGTATTATTTCTTTCATCACAAATTAAGAGATAATCGTATATACCTTGTGTATTTTTAGCATTATCAAATATTGGTGTTAAGCTATTAATAATCTGTGTACGGGTAAACAATGTATTCGGTTCGAATAAGAAATACTTAACTGTATCTCTTGTTGATGTTTCTAAACTTAGGAATAACCTGCGTACATTAATACGATCAAATGCGCTTGGTATTTTTTGTAGTGTTTTTTGACCGAAGATCACATAACCTTCAGAAGGGAAAAACGCAACAGGGTTAAGACTGATTTTGTATATATTGTCACGATTTTTCTGCTTAGGATAAACTCCGAGATCTGAGACTCCTGTTAGCACGCCACGGGTAAATCCTGCAGGAGCGAACCATGGTTGGAAGTTATTATCGGTATTAGCCATTGCAGCTGCAGCAAACCCAGAAAAAGGAACCCAAATTTGCTGGTTTGTTCCTATATCAGCTACTTTAACAATATTTGCAAAAGCACAGGCATAGCTAGTATTAATAGCAGCAAATTGATTTCTTAATGGCCAGTAAATATTGGTTGAAAACGATGTATTTGGTTGATCTAAAGTCTTGACATTAGCGCCTTGTACAAATATATTTGTTAATGCATCGGCAATAAACATATGGTCTTTTCGTGACTCTGCTAAACCTAGAAAAGCATTTGCTACAGCCGTATATCTAACTGCAGGAGCGGGAGCTGTAGGTGGATTTTGAATAGTCAGTGCATCAACAAGTGATTTATAGGGGACAGTATCGTCGAAATAACCATAAGTTGATGGGTTAAATGAATTGGCGTAAATTGTTCCCAAGCCAGCCTCAGTGGTAATTGTTAGAGGAAATAGATCAACATTACTCATCTTTTCCGCAGCTAGAGTTACTTTAGCAGGTACATTACCGATGACTTTTGTTGAGAGATCTTGGTTACTATAATCTCCTAATGCAAAAAGAGAGTTTGTCTGGCCGTAAATACCAGCTGCTCCGATAACAATTGCTGAAGGCGCTCCAACACGAGTTAGATATTCGTTATATGTTTCACCATCTAGAGGTGTAACGAGCTGCTGACTTAAAAAGCGAACTTTTTTAGTAGGTGCTCCAGACATATTTAACCATGTTGTACTATTTTTATTAGAAATATAAGGGTTAATAATTTTTAGAATATTTTACCCTGTTAAAAATGAAATACAATCTTGTGCAACGTGTTTTTTTGGTAAAAAAGGTTAACGAATTAAAGGAAATATCC